GAATGGCCGGGCTTCCCCAAGGTCGAGAATCACCTTGAGGCACTTGATGCGACCGCGCAGGGCCGCGGTCTGCTGTTCGGTGAGGCTTTCGCTGTCGTTCTGTAGCCGGGCGGCAGCCAACAACTCGGTCAGATGCCCCTTGAGGCGTAGCCAGACGCCGCTGGCCTTCTCGCCCTCGGTTAGTTCGAAGCGATCGTCGCGGCGGTCCATCATGCGTGCTATGCCCGAAGGGCTCTCCTGGAGATGCCAATGGCAAGAAAACCCGCCCCGAAGACGACCACGCCCCCTGCACTGGCCACCGCCCGCGACCTGCAGGTCGCAATCGCGGCAGCCGAGGCGCGGATAACAACCGTGATCGACTCCCAGAAGACCGATATGCTGCGATTCCTCGAGGCGGCGCGGGCCAACACCGAGGAGCTAAAGACGCTGTTCGCGACCACGACCAAGGCGCGCGCCGACGACACCGTGCGCCACATTGTCAAAGCCATTGACCAATGGGGCAAAGCCCTCGAGGACGCGGTGGAGGCTCAGGACGACGACAAGCCCAAGAAGCCACCGGTGCTCGAGATGCTCACCGCGCTGCACGAGATACTCCACCTAGTTCACTCGGACACCAAAGCCCTGATGGCCATGGGCGAGGGGCTCCAACGCCGCCTGGCGCAGATCGAACTGAGCCTCGAGCATGTGCGGTCCCGGCTGCCCGCGCCCGGCCCGGCGCCCAAAAACCCGAAAGTGAAGAAGAACAAGCGCCACTAAGGTTACGGCGCCGGGCTTTGGTCGTACGCATGGCCGTTCGCCGCCCGGCCCGGCACCTGCACCGGGGGTGGCGGATTGTGGTGCTTGTGCAATTCAATTGCGTGATTCGCCGCGTTGAGTTCCTTTTCGGTGGCGATCTGCATCGCCGTCTTGGCGAGCCCGGCTTTGGCCTGGTCGAGCGAGATCTGCTGCCGGCTGGCGGCCTCTTCCTGCGCCCGCTGGTGCTCCATATCGGCCTGGTGCGCGGCGATGGTGGCCTCGAGGTGGGTCTTTTGCTGCTCGACCTGCACCCGCCCGGTCTCAAGCACGTGCGCCGCAGCGGCAATCTGCGCTTCGGCCTGCGCGGTCTGCTGGTCAACCTGCTGCTTCATAACTCCCAACTTTAGTTGAGTGTCCGAATTAATTTTGGCGACGGTGACCTGCGGCGCCTCCGGCGGCGGCTGGCTGGCGAGCTTCTGCAGTTCCTCTTCCGAATACATGATGTCGTCGGGGTTGAGGTGCTTGGAGCGGATAAACAGCCGGACCCACTTCTTTGGGTCAGTGCCGTAAATCTGGTTCGCCACCAACTGGCCCATTTGGGCAATGCTCTGGTCCTGAATCGCCCGCTCGACCAAGGCAACGCTGCCGTGCGCGTCGATCTGGAACTCGCCCTTTTCGCTGTTCGGCACATCCGGATCGAGTAACAACCACTCATACATCTGCGTAATGAACGGCTCGGTGATGTAGTCGTCGAAAGCGTAACCAATCGAGCGAAGTAGTTGATTGGCATTGTTATTTTGTAGCTGTGCCGCGCCAAATGTATCCGGCGTCGTGGCGCCCGACTGACCCTGCGCGATAAGCGGTATCGAGGTGGTCTCCTCGGCGAACCGCTCCGCCATGGTGATGATCTCGGTCAACTGATTGGTGACGTTCGGCACCTCGATCGGCATCATCGCCTGGCGCACGTCAGCGGGACCGTCCTGCGTCTTGTACCAGATCTTGTCCGGGGTGATGGCCCATTGCCCGTCCGCCGGCCGGATCGCCGCCAGATCCACCACCAGTTGGCAACCGGCGCTCTTGCCGGCGTTGTTCAGCAAGGCCCGCAGTGCCGCATTGACGATGCGCTGTGGCGCCCGCATCTGCTCCGCCACGCCAACGCCCGCCCAATGCCGCGCCCGGCGCTGCCACGGCATGGAATGATAGGGGAAAGAACCGCTGTCCAGCGGGTTGATCACCGCCTTGACGACGCTGTCGTTGATCAGCGTCACGATCACATACGACGTGCCCGGCTTGATATCGTCCTCATCCGAGGGCGTCCGGCCCGCGGCCTGGTCGATCGCCCGGACTTCCTCTTTCGTTAGAGTGCCGTAAAAATACCAAACCTCGAACCGGCCCTTTGACTTGATACCCTCAGTGCTCCGTTCGCTTTCGAGGTAGCTCTTGTCCGGCCCCTCCTCCAGCACCTTGTCGATCTGGCTCTCGATATAATCCGGCAATTTCTTGAGATTGCGCACCTGTCGGGCCGACATGTGGTCGCGCTCAAAAATGTAGTCGCCATCATGGATATTTTCGCCGCACGCCGGATCGGGGAAGATGTCCCACGGGTCGACCCACTGCGCCGCGGGAATGACCTTGTCCTTGATCTGCAGATCAACGCCACCGTCCTCGGTCTGCACCACCGCCATCACGCGCTTGCTCTTGGCGATCGGCCCCTTGAGCACGCCCACGCCGATCCGCGCTGCGTCGCCGATGACTTTGCGGATCTCGGCGCGGTAGCCGGTCTCGACCAGCCAGTCGGCGATGCGCGTTTCGGCCGCCTTGGCCTTTTTGCGCGCCATCTCGATCTTTTCCATCGCCAGGTCTTTGACCGTCAGTGGCACCTGTGGCGGGCCTGCAGCCGGTGCTGGAGGCGCCGCAGCGCCAGTCAGGTCTGGTGGTGCAGGCCCGCCGCCCGGCACTGCTGGCGGCACGCCCGGCAGTCCTGGCGGAGGGAGCGCGCCAGGTGCGGGCGGCGCACCAGCATCGGGTAGTGGTGCGCCGGACGGCGGTGGTGCTGCACCGGCTGGGGCTGCGGGTGCAGACGGGGTTGGCAGAGCAGCGACCTGCGGCGGAGCGCCCGGTGGCATATCGCCGGGACCAGCGTCACGGAACAACGGCTGGTCAAGGCCACCGTGTCGGACCTGGCTGCCGTCATCCTTCGCCTGGATCAGTTCCGGTGCCGGGGTCTCAGAGAACGAGAACGCCTTGTCGTCCGCCGGCAGCAGGATTTCCGTTAGTTTGGCGACGCCGGCATCGACATAGCGCGTGGTCAGGCGATGGTAGACGGTGGAGCGGTAATCGCCCTCATGCGAGCGCCGCGTGGTGGTCACCGGCCCATCCATGCTCATGGGCTTGGCCCACTTGGCGTCGGTCCACTCGTGACGGTTGACCTCGTCAATGCCGAGGTAGGCTTCTTCACACTCGGACCACGTCGTCTCGATGCCGCTGCTCTTGCGCCACTGCTTGGCGTCGTCGCGTTTCTGCGCGATCTGCACACCAATGGCGTCGAGCACGCCCGGCGCCGCCTCGACATAAGGGGTTATTACCCGCCGCACTTCCAGCGGCAGGTCGTCCAGAACGTCGCTCATAGGTGGTGTTACTTGCCCTTCTTGGCCTTGCGCTCGGGCAAGCCCTTGGTCCCGCGCCTTTCATCAGCCGACGCAAATTCCCGCCCGACGGACTGCGGCACACCAGCTTCCTTCGCGAACTTCGGATTGTGCGCAACCGCCTCAAAAAACCTCGCCTGCACCTTCGACTTACTGGGAATTGTCGCCTCCTGTCGCCAGGCCTGCCGCACCGCCGCCACCGAGCAGACCGGCGATGCCGTACTTTTTCAGGACGGAAATGAGGTTGTCGTCGAACACGACGAAGTTGTGGCTGCCCTCGCCTGCGGCACGGCTACTCTGATCGAGGTAGCGGATACCGGGGATGCCAACATCGCGCAGCGCGGCAACGCCGTCCGGGTGGTCGCCGATGACCTCTCTGATGAGTTGGCCGCCGGTCGGGTTTCTCAGACCCATGCGATCGGCATGGTATAGATAACTAGTCTGCCCGAGCGCATCCTGCACATGCTGACTTTGCTCCGACAGCGGCCTGTCCCAGTCCAACATGTGCTCCGGGTTCGCGGCGATGTTGACCTGATACATGTGGCCGGCGGAGTCGATCTTGATGCGACCTTCGTCGAGGGCTGTCTGTATTTCATTACTGATGACGCTGTTAGGATGTTCTACATCCCAGGGGTCATACATTTGCTGCGCGGCTTCCCTGACATCGTCCAGTTTCACCCCCGGCATCGAGCGGTTGAGGTCGTCAAGCCAGTCCGAGGCCGCTCGCGACACCCCAGTCGCCTTCGCTTCGCCGCTCGACAATGCATCACGGTAATATCTTGCCACGCCCTCATTGCCGGCGAAATACAACCCTTGCCCATAAGCCTGATTGCCCTCACCGGTGCCGATCCTGGACATATCGAACCGGTCGAACGAGTGCGGGCTGCCGTGATAGGCGAGGATGCTGCCTTCGCCCGGCGCAATGCTGCCCAGCAGCATCGCCATGCGATACTGGTTCGCCGCATCCCGCCACGTCTGCGGGTCTTTCACCGCCGCCCAGGCGTCGCGAGCATTCTGTGCCACGGCTGGACCAGTCACGTCCCATGCATCCGCCTGGCTCGGCGGTGGCGCAATCGGCACCGCCCGGTTGATCACGCCCGCCGGTGGTGGCACGTCGTCCGCGCCCGGCTCGAAGACCGGGACGGCGGCGTTGATCAGCGACGGCATCTAGCGCACTGGCGCCACGACGGTCGGATACGGCCAGATATGCGGCAGAATCAGACCGAGAACCAGCAGGATGATCACTACGGCGAGCACCCAGGCCACCGGCGAATCAGGACCGACAATGCCGCCACGCCAGCCAGCCACCCCGCCACCGAGCACAACGATCAGCAGCACGATCAGGACGACATCGAGGATCATGCCGGGCTATCCAAACAGCCGGTAAAAGACGTAACAGGCATACATGTATACGAGCACACACATAAACCTATAGACGAGTATACACGTTGCCATCACTGCATGCTCGCGCGTACGTCAGACGCAATCTCATCGAGGATCTTCTTCACCACCGCGCCGCGCTCGCCTTGCGGCACCGTGCGCAGCACATCCGCCAGCGCCTGCGCCAACGCCACCGCGAGCGCCGGACCATCGGGCACGAATTGCACCAGGAACCGGATCGCGTTGTAGATCGCCTGCGGGTCGTCGCCTTCACCCTCGCGCAGCACCACCCTGGCGGCGACGTCCTCGGTCGCGGTCATCAGCCGGCCATCAGCAGCAGCACAGCCGCACCCATGACGGCGACCAACACGATGCAAAACAGCACGACCCAGGCGACGAACACGTCCGGCTGCGGCGCCGGCCACAGTTCATGGCGCATCCTGATGTGCATGGTTCTCTCCTCTAACCCA